TTCATAAGGTTATCTATGATGATCAACTCAGGGGCTTGGCCGTACAACTCTACGTATGCCTTAATCTCTAACTCGATATCGTCCAGTGACGGACTAGAATCAAAGACCCACTTGATATGTTTTAATTTATCAAACGAAGTATCGTAGAAGTTATTGTTAGCAGATAGATTCTGCTCAACGTTTACTTGGTTATGTCCACTCACGTGTGCTGCTGCTCTCATCATTACAGTAGTGGTATCAGTATCTGCTGAGAAAAACAGCGTAGGTACTTGTGCCTTGACTGCATAGATAAGTGCGAACATAGACTTACCAGCGTTAGGAGCTGCAGCAACCATACAGACCTGTCCTCTACGGAACTTAATCTGCTTATCTGCTAGTGCAGTCCATACATCGGGAAGAGGCGTTGCTTTAGTGAGTACTGTGCCCCACGCTCGCTGTAAATCAAGCAACGCTCTCCCCTTTGATTGTAATTTTTAACTGCCTTTGTATTGGTCTACGATCCTTCTGTGTTAGACCGCCCCATATACCAAAGACTTCATTCTTAATTCCCCACTCTGCACATTCAGCTTTGTGTGGACAGGTACGGCAAATAGATTTTGCCATCACCATCTCTACAGTATTCATTGACCCGTCGGCTTTTTCCGGAAACCAAAAGTCACCTCCTACTTCAGCGCAGCTTGGGTTCTCATAGAACCGTGGCTCGCGCATACATTAACGAACCCAGATAGTCTCGCACTTGTCTAGCGCACCCTTTGGTGCAGCACACATATAGCCCTGCCAAGGTCCACGTGCTGATGTGCCTGTCTTAAAGGCCATCATTCCGTGCTTACAGTTCTTAGTACCAGGCTGTTCGACTGGAGCTGCGACTGCAACTGGTGTTGTGTTGAACTGTGCTTGGATGTTCTGTACTGCAGCAGCAGTAGCGTTGCCACCACCGAGGTCAGCACCTGTTGCCTTGATAAGTGTTGCCACCATACCGAGGTCGTTAAGACCTGTCTCAAGATCTCTTACATCTGATGCGTAAAGATTGATAAGAGTTCCATCAGCTAACTTGTAGTTAATCTGGAACTTTGTGTTCTCGTTTGCAGCCATTTACTTTCCTCCATTAGATTTGATATTTAGTCTTACTGATTCGTTACCAACAACCTTTGGTACAAACCCTAGAAGTTTCTCAACTTCCTTACTGTCAACTGTCTCACGACCTTTAACTGTTGTCCAACTGATTTCAATACCACTTGCAGTGGTACCAGTGCTACCAAGTAAAGATTCCTTTAGGGTTTCTCTTTCCTTTTCAAGCTCTTTGATCTTGCTGTCTAACTGTAAGTAGTGCAGTGCGTGCTTGTCAACTTCTACGTCCTCAATCACGACTTCGCTAAGGACGATACGTTCTTTTTTTAATCCACCGCAACCCATCTGTTCGGTTGCATCGTAGTACTGGCAGTAGTCCTTGCAAAAACTAGCGTCTTTCTCTGGCTCTGGCAACGTAGTAGATGACTTAACATTCTCAAGCCATAGCAAAGCAGCAAGTGCCATCGTCTCATCGTAAGGTTCTGTATGTACCTTGATGTCCTTCTCTGCACCGTCACGTGCTATTGCTACAAGGTTGACTGTCTTAACGTCATAGCCATTCTTAGATAGCAAGTAACCATAGAGCTGTACCTGCCAGCGCTGTTGGTTTGATGGGAAGTAACCAAGGTTCTTAATCTTGCTTGTCTTCCAGTCAATCACAGCACCAGTACTAGGTACGAATAAGTCAACGTGTGCTTTCATATCACCAAAGGCAACCTCAGTTTCAACCAAGTATTCTTTACCTTCAGGATCGAGTGCACCAATAGCCTCTTCGATAGCTGCGTGAATCGCAGTACCCATAATGGCAGCCAACTTAGATTGGTTCTCGTTGGTATGTGGTTGTGCATTCAGTCTGTACCAGACCTTGCGCTTACATCCACCAATCTCTGATGGTCCTACCTCTGTCTGTAAACTGCGGTCACGACTTGCATCTTGTGCGTGCAGTACGTGAAGCAGTAATTCTTTTGGATCCTCTATCGCCACTTGCGGTCATCCCTCCAGGATAAGAACGTATCGAAAGCGTACGCCCCGATAAATCCAAAGGTAAAGCTAATCCCAATAATAAGCAACTCTTTCATTCTTCCTCCGTAGTTTTCTTAATGCCGAACACCCATTCTAATAAAGCAGGGTTGTCTTGTAAAGTATCTACGATGTGGTATCCCACTAGGTCGCAGACTTCTTCTACATCGAACCGCTTGCGGTTAGCAAGCAAGGACTCGTGGATAACAGCGTGGGTTATCTCGTGCATCAGCACGTGAATCATCTTGTCTTCGGGTAGGTTGTGACGCATAGTGATTCGATTGTTCTCACTAATAGTCATACCGTAACTATCTTCGTCGTGATGTTTGTAATCAATCTTGTATCGTTGACCAAAGATCTTGACCGAATAGATTCTAGGCATCTGGTTCCTCACCTCGTAAGATTCGTAGAGCTTGTGCTCTCCCTGCTTTCATACCTTCGCCGTAGATGTGCGCCGTGTTGTCTTGGAAATACTGGCCAGGGTAATAGTAGGCAGCCTCTTCTATTTGCTTGATGAGTTCTTCCATACTGGGCATCCTATCACGGCGTGTCGTAAGACACATACTAGGTACTGGTCTGTGTATAATTGCGAGCGTGAGCGAGCAGAAGCAGACAGGGCGCCCCTCCAGGGCGCAGTCAGGTAACCGTCAGGTTACCGTGTCCCTCCGTCTACCAACCCTGCCAAGAATGCGGCACAGGAACCCTCTACGAGGGTTACCACAGGTCACAGGAGCCGATTTGCGGGACTTAGGCCCCATCCACGTCTGTCCGTGTGGCTCTCAGGTCTTCAGCGCTATGGTGTCCTTTGATGACTACGAGCTAGTCTGGTATTTCCTAGACGGAACCTGCGTGAACTGTGGCAATCTGGTCAAGCTACCGTGCCCACCGGATCGGGATGAAGCACAGTCTTTCGGAGATTAGCGAATCTAATCGGACTGGTATATGTTCAGTCTGTGGCCCTACCAAAATCAAACTTAGAAATTCTAAAGCAGCATCCCTCGGTGGACGCTACAAGTGTAAGGCTGTCTACAAGAAAGCCATTAACAAGTACGCTTACCCTTACACAGTTCATAAGAAAGATTATTGCGAGCACTGTGACTTTAAGCCGGTACACATCAGTCAGCTCGACGTGGACCATATCGACGGTGACCGTTGGAACAACGACCCTACCAATCTGCAAACCCTTTGTGCTAACTGCCACCGACTGAAGACCCACCTCAACGACGATAGTAACTCTGGCATATTTTAGGCAACAAAAAAAGAGGCCCCCGATTCCCGTAGGAACCGAGGGCCTATAGCCTCGCAGTCAAACTTTACTTAGAGCCGCGACCAAATTCTTTTGCTTTTGGATCTAGCGACTTCCAGATTGGTGCGATGAAAGCTGACGCAAAAGCGTAAGCAAGTGTCTTAGGATCTGTAACGCCTGCTGCGTATAGAGCCACTACTGCTGGTACTGCTGCACGAGCATAGGTTGTTGCAACTGCGATTAACTTAGTTGTATTCATTTCTTCTCCTTATGATTTGAAGACTGGCTTACCAAAGCCAACTACGTATACTGGTAATGACTTCTTAACTGCTGAGCCATTCTTCTTCTTGTATGCACGACGCTTCAAGCAGACTTCTCCACCATTGCGTTGATCACCTTTCTTATCAGGTGATGTGTTACCTTCCATAACGTTGACAGTTCCGTCTCCATTATCTTTTGTAACAATTCCTACGTGACTCACCCGATTGATATTATCTCCTGGGAAATCAAAGAAGACGATATCTCCTGGTAGTGGCATAGCCACTTCAGCATCTTCCCATTGGCCCTTTTTCATAAAGGCCTGTGCCCCAACAGCTGTTGATACGCAGTTGGGAATCTTTAGTCCTACTTCATTGGCACACCACATAACAAAGCTGCCACACCAAGGTAGGAAGTTAGCCTTAGTGAATGCACCGTACTTGGTTTCATTCTCTTTAGGTCCTTCAATGATACCTAGTTCAGTCTTTGCTACTTCAATAAAATCTTTACGCTGTCCCATTGTCATCCTTATTCTTATCTTTGAGTCCGTTGCTAGCAAGTACTGCTCCAAGACTTCCTGTAAGGAAGACCGTTAGCGTAGTGAGCAGTTCAATGA